TTGGGTCGGCATTGCGGTATCGGCCTGCATAGGTTACCTCTTTTTGTAGGCTTTCTAAAGTTCTGTAAAGGAAGGGAGTAAGATCAAGTCGTGGATCCGCAGCCATTGGAAGATCCGGTTGCTGAGGATGTGGTGTTCGCATTTCTTGATTGATTAGATCAATAAATTGCGAATAAGCCCTCTGTACTTGACCAACCATTCGGAATGGAAAACCGGAAAGCATTCCGGCAATTTCATCATCCGTTTTTGAAGGAAACAAATACTTCAGTGATTCAATGCTATCAACCCCTAACTCTTGTAGGTTACGAGTAAAGATAGATTGATTCAATTTATCTTGTGCAGTGTCTTCATAAACAGGACCCATCCACCTCCATGAAACGGTTCGATCGCCATCAGGAGCAAGCCCTAAGACGCCATCTGGAACCTCTTTTGTTTCCAGAGCGTTGTTAATTGCTTTGTCTAATTTCTTTTCATAAGTTGCTTTTTGCTTGTTATACTTTTCAAGTGATTCTTCACTTTCATCTGCCGGTGCTTCTGGATATTTAATACCAGAAGCTTGCGCTAATGTTTTGCGGAAGATTTGCTCTTCCTGGAAGATCATTAACTCAAAACAACGACAGATGCCGTAGTTATACAGTTGCAAACATTTCTTTTTAGCTGTAGCACTTACACGTCCATAAGCAGATTTGATTTCAGTTGCAGTAACATTAGTAATTGAAAGGTCATCAATACCACCCAGAGCAAGACGAATTTCAGAACGTAACTGTTCTGCATAACGTGCTTGATCTGTACTAATTGCATTAGGAGTAATAAAACCAACACGATCAGTTGGTTCCAGGTTTGCAATTACACGTGGTACGCGCATCCCGCCACCAGGACTACCAATGTAGCCCGCAGGATTCCTTGTTACAGGATCCTGCTTATATGTTGATTGAAGAATACTAAGGTCAGAAGTAAAACCAGATTGGCTGGAGATGCTTGGCCTTTGTGGTGTATCAAGATTATTTGATTCAACAATATCTTGCTTTGGACGCGATGATAACAGTGTCGGATTACCAAAGAACGAAAGGTTGGCCCTAATGTTTTTAACCATTTCATCATGAGCAACAATTTGATTTGCTAACCAATCAAACTCACCATTGCCATCAGTACCAAAAGCATCAGGATTATTGAAGACCTCAACACAAGGGATAAACTGCAGTGTATTTGTTAACGTCTTTTTTTGAGTTGCTGTAAATTCCTGTGGCGTATCAAAACTAAGTTCTTGTTCACTATGCATCTCCTCAATAGTATCTGCTGTAATGCGAAGACGCATGTAACGTTTATCTGTTGAAAGACCAACGCCAGTAAAACCACGAGAGGATTTTACTTTATAAGGATAAATAATAATGACTTCTTCTAGATCACCCTCTGGGGTGTAGTAACTACGGTAAGCATCTTTATCAAACCAATACAATCGATAGGTTTTTTGTGTTGGTCTAATGTAAAAAAGACCTTTACCATGAGCAAGGAAACGATCCCAAATTGAATCTAACCTGGCATCAAGTTTATTAAATTTGATAACTTGCTGAATAAAATCAAAACGCTGAGTACCAAAGTTATCTTGTTCAGGATAAAACTCAACACCCTGCCTAACCCCAAACATTTTCATCTGGGATAGGTGAGCACTGATCAGCATTGTGTCGGCGCCACCGGTTGACTCCCGGTTGACGACCGAAGTAAGCATTTGTTCAAATACTGCTTTGGTCTCGCTCATTAGCTATAGTCTTTTGTTCTATTATGCCTCAATTTCGTAACCAGGTGCAATCCTCTTGAAGGTCAGAGATTCTTCATCTGCTTCAACTTCAAACCGTTCACCAGGTTGGAGACCAAGGTCATGGCAGAGTTCATCTGGAAGATTGATAACGGCAGAACCATAAGCATCTTGCTCAAGTTCAATACCTTCGTAAAAGAAATTAGAAGCCATTAGGAATTACTTTAGATAGTCTAATTCGTAAACACTCTATCGGAAGTAATCCTTATCCTGTCAAGTATTAAAATTCAACTTGAAGTTTCCCCCGAGTCATTAAACCGTTACAGAGCCAGACTAAGGCATCGACCGTATCGTCGTGTGAGCTAACACCAAAGTTAATGATTTCATCAGTAAGTGCTTGGAACTTACGATACTTATTGAAAGTAATTTTATGACGTTCAAATAAACCCATGATGCCACGGAACCTGGCAACTTTATCTCCACGGAATCCTTTAACTGGATGCCATAGCATATTGTGAAGACCGTGTTCACCAAGACAGATTCGTTTGAAGTCAGCTTCTAGCGATGCTTGGTATGCAACGGCTTCTGACCAAATATCAATATTGCTGCCAGTGGGATAGTATTGGTCTCCGTCTTTATGTATTACCCCCCACTCATACATCATCTCCATTAGGGATTCTAATTTTTCGATGTTTCCCATCACCCTAATGCGTTTGCAATCAATGATATAAAGCTTCTCTTTAATACGTCCGCCCATAACAAAAACAGTGTAATCATTACGCTCTTTAATGCCAGCAGAAAGATCTACGCCAACACCAAGTGAATCAAACTCTGTTGGAATCTGACCTTTAATGATAAGGTCAGGAGAGATTGACATTTCACTGGTTTGAACAATTTTATTTTGATACTGGAAGCTAAAACTGATTGGTGCTTGTTTACGGCGATCACGAAGATAATCTAATGACCACATCTCAGGCCAATACGACTCTTCCTCTCCATCTTTATCTACGGTAATTGCGGATTGAACAATTTGAATCCAATCATTATTCGGTGTAAATGTTGTTTGATGAATATCATCGTGTCGGAATCGAGTGCCAAGGCAGATAGCACGCCCGCCTTCAAACATGGTAGGAACAATAACTGAGTTCCAGTTATCTTCCATTGCTACACGAATATCTTTATTTTTAATATCATCAGCTGACTTAATCGCGTCATCAATAATACATAGGTGTGAACGCTTAGAGGTCACAGCACCCTTAAGACCTGCACAACACAATGTAAATTCTTCTTCACCAGTAGATCGAATACCAGCAAACTTCCAATCAATGCTCCAATATTCATTGGAGTTAATTCCTTTGGCAATTTTTACATTGGGAAAGATTTCACGATATGCTTTACTTTCTTCAATAATTCTTTTAATAGCAGCACTTTTAGGGCGTGCAACATCTACCGTGTAAGAGATGTAAAGAATCTTCAGAGGCTTGCGGTGCATAGCATGAATACCAATAGCCCATGCTGTAAACAAACCTAAGACTGTAGATTTTGCACTACCTCTGGGTGCAAGAATATCAACGTTAGGGCCAGCAATATTAACAAGGCATTCGCTATCTTCATGCGTATGTAGATGCTCATGCCAAAGCATCATATGTTTGGCTGGTGGCTTATCTCCTACAACATCACAGAAGTATGCAAAATCTGTTCTTGCTTTTTCAACATCAATGTCAGATGTCTTCTTAACTACTTGTTGTTTTGCTGCAGCACGAGCTGTGCGTCTGTAAACGCTATAAAGAGATGTATTTGCCATGACTTAAGATTAACCTACTAAGTCTTAAGATTCTTCTGCCAAGATCTTAGTCCAGACGCCCATTGTTGCTTCTTGTAGCGGTTGCTCAATTGGGTCATCTTTAAAGATTAGTAGAATCTCCCTAAGTGCACGATCAGCACCAGCAAGAATCAAACCTTGTTTATCTGATAAATACTTTTCATCATTGATTTGCTTGATAGCACCACGCAATTCTTTCTGAAGCATTGCAATACGTGCTGCACCCATATCTTGCTTTACAACACCAAGATCAATACCATCGCGTAGCTTAGAAATATCTTGCTGCATGAAATCAATCTCAGCTTCAAGAATCTTGTTAAGATTACGCTTTTGAAACTCTTCTTTAGACCACTGATCACATTCAACAATTGTACCTGTAAAGCCAAGAAACCTGGCATAAAGGTACATTTGAATGGGTGAACTTACATTCTCACAAAAGGTTAGATAGGCTTCTTTATCTTTTTCAGGTAAAGTATCTAACCAAGTGTTCATGATCTGTAAGCACTTCTGGATTGCTGATAATCCCGCTCTTCTTGATAACGCCTGAACTGTTCTTGTTGAAGATTAGTAAGACGTTGTTCTTGAGCGGTTTTACCAACGGTAGCACGTTGCTCTTGACCAGTCAATGCAATTTGACGCTCTTGTCCAGCAAGCAATTGTTCTTGCGTTTTGCGTTGTTCTTGGCCAGTTAACCCGATTTGTCGTTCCTGACCTGCAAGGAGTTGAGCTTGGGTTAAACGTTGTTGAGTACCAGTAGCAGCAATATTAAGACGTTCTTGGGTGCCAGTAGCGGCAACAGTTTTACGTTGCTCCTCCCCAGCAACCTGAGTGCTGAGACGTTGTTCAGCACCTTGCGCTTGAAGACGACGAATGTCTTGACCAGCAAAGAACTCTTCGTTGGCACGATCAAGCTGAGCACCAAGCTCCATGTTAAGTTGCTGCTGAGCGCTGGTAAGCTTAGAAAGCTCAACTTGAGTTC